TCAAAACTGTTTCGAAGCAATAACCTTGCGAAAAGTGAGGGAAATTCGCCTGTCTCGGGCTGTCCTAACTCCGTTCACGATATCCGATTTTCGAGCCGGAATTTCATGAGTCAACCCGTAGCGGCCAGCGTCTCTTAGCAAGACGCCGGAGCGAGGTTGAAGCAAGACGCCGCATATGGCTGGTCCACGCAATTCGCGGAAAACCATCTCGCATGTGGATAAAAGGCTTATCGATACGATCCCATCGTCAAAACAGGGAACACAGTCGACATGGGCGCTAATACCCTGCCCCGGAAGATATTCATTAGCGATAACCTGATCGGGCAAATCCCGGCAATATCCTGCGGTAACTAACCGCTCCGCGAACACGCCAAGCCATGGCGGCAACGGCCCGAGATATGCATCCGCGGTAACAGCGCGCGCCTTATAGTCGTACCGATAACCGAAATGCTGCACGCGACGTTTCAACTCCGTGCTCCACGCACCCGCATCCAGTCTGTCGGTGACGGCGGCCTCCTCCTCTGGAGAAAGAAAGCCATCAAAATAGACAATGCCGGGCGGTAGAAGAGGTGGGCTTGTGACACGATCCATTTGCGGGCTGCTCTCCAACTGCCTGCAACAAACAGGGTTGGCCCATGGCTACACCGGGCCTGTCAAAAGCATATGATGGCGGTAGCTACTCATCGAAATTTGCTTGCAAATGGACAAGTCGCCAAGCACGCAATTCGTCAACAATGCTATTGAGAGAAATGGTGCCCGGAGGCGGATTTGAACCACCGACACGCGGATTTTCAAGCCGCGCCTGTCGAGCCGAAAACAGCACCTTACGAAGAAATTTCTGTCAAACCCGCCATCGAAAGTCAAGCACTTAGCGGGCATTTGTCAAACGCTCTGGACACCGTTCAAGCCCGCGTAAAAGAGGCCGCGTTGTGGCTTAGCCTCAACCCCATGACCCTGCACCCGGTCGTCACGATCCGCCGCCGCTTTGCCTTGACCGTCATGGAAGCAGCGGAAGCCGCGAAGCTCGCTCACTCCCTGTCTAAGCCGGGAGCAAGCGAATGACGAACTATCAAGCGTCTGCGGCGCTCCTTCGTACTCGCATCGTTGCCCGCTCCGCACGCGCGCACGATGATTATTTCGAAACTGGCGCAGGCACGAAGCCCGCATCCAAGGTCTACGAGAAACAGGCGTCCGCCCGTGCCGCTGAACGCGTGGTGCAGCAGGCGCGCCGCAAGCGCGTGACCAGCGAAGAGCGCTCCAAGGAAATCCAGCGCCGCCGGAAATGGGCGAGCGGTGGCAATATGCCTCCTGAAATCCGCGCCTGCTACTCTGAGGCCGAACGTGCCGCGCTCGCTGTCATTGCAGATCGTTGCCGCAAGAAGGGCTTCTGCGACCTGTGCCTTGACGAGATCGCCCGCGTGGCTGGCGTCGGTCGGACTTCGGTGCAGAACGCTATCCGCAAGGCGCGCTCCAAGGGCTTCGAGCATATCTCGGTTCGCGAGCGTCCGCAGACCTTCGGCAAGAACCTGACGAACATCATCAAGATCATTTCGAAGTCGTGGGGCAGCTGGATCATCCGGGCGATAGGGTTCAAAGGTTTGAACACTTCAGTGAGTAAGGTAAAAACCTCTCTCTTCGAGACTGCCGAAAAGGAAAAAACGGCTTTTGAGAGGGTGTATGCGGCTTCCGCCCGAAACCCCTCAAATCGGCCTGACCAGCGGCAAGCGCAGCCGAGCATGAACCGCACTGGTTGGTGGCAAGCTTCCACCGCAGCGCATGGCTAGAGGCTGGACCGATGGCCAATCTCGATAGGAATACAATCACGAAACTGCGGAAGCTCTTGCCCCTGCTGGCAAGTGACCATGCTGGCGAGGTTGCCGCGACCGTGGCCGCAATCATGCGGACGCTGGAAAGCGCTGGAGCTTGCCTGCACGATCTGGTGGCGCTGATCGACAAGCCGCCGCGCGTTGTCGAGAAGGTTGTGTATCGGGACCGGGAACCAGAGCCGAAGGCAGAACCGGCCCGTTCGCCGGTCTCTGCGGTCTACATCATCGAGACAGGGCGCATGCTGCTCAACGCGGCGTTCCTCCATGACCGCGAGCGGACGTTTGTGAGCAACATGGTGGTGCGCGCCGAACTCTCTGGTGATCAGTTCACCATGACGGTCAAGCAACACATCTGGTTTCGCGAGTTGGAGACCCGACATCGCGAAATGGAGGCGGCGCATGCGTGACCGGCTGTCCCTCTCCCCCCTCATGGGTCCTTCCCAGAAAGGAGGTGACTAGCGGGTGTGGGGCAGCCCGGCGTTTGCCTCGCTGCAAGTGTTTCCAAGGGGGTTCCACCGCCAAATGCGTGGAATCGGAATCAAGATTTACTAGGAGAAAATTCTAACGATGGGTACTCAACAAAGCAGCTTACGAATTTCGCTGATTGACGATGCAACCGGCCCTGCAAGGCATATCGGTCGGGCGCTGAATAACCTGCGGGCCGAGGCCGTTTCCTCCTTTGCGCCGATGCGTGGTCTGATCGGACAGGTTGCGGCGCTCGGCGCTGGCTATTTCGGCGTCTCTGAGGGCTTCAAGGCCACAGCAGGCGCGGCCATGAGCTTCGAGTCTGCCTTTGCAGACGTGAAAAAGGTTGTCGAAGCCAACGAAGAACAGTTTGAAAACATGCGGCGCAGCATCCGGGAAATGTCCGGCGAAATCCCGCTTGCCGCAAACGACATTGCCGCTCTCTTCGCTGCGGCGGGTGAGAGTGGAATCGCAACGGCCGATCTCAAGAATTTCGCTGAAATGGCCGCACGCGTTGGAATCGCATTTGACCTCGGCGCGGCGGAAGCGGGCGAAAGCCTCGCCAAGCTGAAAACGCAATTGGGCCTGACCGTGGCCGAAACCGGTGACATGGCCGATGCGATCAACCACCTTTCGAACAACATGGCTTCGAAGGCGAAGGACGTTACCGAGTTCATGTTGCGCGTCGGCTCCATGGGTGAAATGAGCGGTTTCGTCAAAGAGGATTTGGCGGCGATGGGTAGCGCCATGATTGCCGCCGGATCGGATGCCAGCACGGCGGGAACGGCGATGAAAAACGTCATGCGCGCGCTGACCCGTGGTGACTTCGCCAAAAAATCGCAGCGGGACGCCGCCAAGGCACTCGGGCTGCATCTGCCGTCCATCGCCAAGGATATGCAGAAAGACGCGAAAGGGACCATGCGCAAGGTGCTGACCGCGATTGCAAAAGCGCCGAAGCACCAACAAACGGGCCTCCTTTCCGAATTCTTCGGTGACGAGGCCAGCGCCTTCATGCCACTGGTGGGCAACATCCAGTTGCTGGATCAGGCGCTTGGGAGCGTGGCCGACCGCACGAAATACGCGGGTTCGGCGTTCAATGAGTACATCCAGCGCGCAAACACCACGCAGAATGTGCTGGAACTACTCGGCAACAAGGCTTCGAACGTCTTTGCGGAAATGGGTGACAACATGTTGCCGACGATCCGCGAGGGCGCGAAGGGGATCAGCGATGTCCTGGACACGCTTGGCAATCGTGTCAGCATTCTCGATGAGGTGACGACCAGCGTTAAAGGCTTTGCGCAGGGCTTCGGTTATACCGGCGGGATGCGCGAACTGATGAATGACATCGGCGACAATCTCTTTGGGGCCGTCGATCCGAACGCCGCCGACAAACTCGGGCGTGTTTTCGTAGAGGCGAAGGAATGGGGCAAATCCATTCGCGAGTTGAACGACGCCATCAAAGAAAACCCTATCACCAAGTTTTTCGCGGATATGTCCGGCTACGGCTTCCAGATTTTCGCGTGGGGAACGGGTATCGGGCTGTTGGCGGGTTCGGTCAGAAAGCTGGCTAAAGCTCTCTTCCTCCTTTCCGGCGCAAGCACCATTCTTTCCGTGCTCAAAACGGTCGGCTCCATCGCCTCGATCTTCCCCGGCAATAAACCGCCTATCCTGCCGGGCGTACCGGAAACAAAAACGACCTCGCCGGGATCGTCGCGCCCGTCGCGTATTCCCGGTGGCAGGCCCGGCACGTCCGGCCCGTGGGGAACTGTACCGCCGAAAAGCCTGTTGCCTGACGGGGCATTGGTAAAAAGCTCGGGCGTTTCCGGTCTTGGTTCGCCGTACAAGCCCACTGTGCCGCCGTCGATCCTGACTGAGCTTCAATCAGCCGCAAAAGGTTGGGGTAGCGGCATCATGAAAGGTGGCGTTCCCGCGTTGCTCGGGCTGGCAGGCGAATACGGTATCCGCCAAGGTTTCCAAGGCGTCTACGGTCAAAACTATCGGGAGCCGCCGGGCATCGGGGAATCCTTCTCCGGCTGGTGGGATACGATGACGAACCGCAAGACGTGGCTAGGCGATGCAGCGAATGATGGTTTCAGCTTTCGGAAGCATTCGAGCATCGAGATCCCCGACCGCCCTTTGCGCATTGATTCATCGTCTATCGACAGAATGAATACGCCGAATGGTACGCAGGATGTTCGCGTGACAAACCAGCAGCCGCCGAATGTGACGTTCTACGTCAATAACAATATTTCCGGCGTGACGGACCCCAACGCGGCGGCAAAAGCGGCGGTTGATTATCTGAATGGTGAGGTTTCGGCCAAGATGGAAGCGCTGCTTTCGGATTGATCTCGTTTCCCCAACTTTGCGAAGCCAATTTCAAGTCGCCAAGTTGGCGACTTGAATTCTAAAACGGAAAAAACCCTGCAAAAGTTTTGTATGGGGGTTTGAAGTTGACTGATATTGGGAAACAATGAAGCACCCTAAATGCGTGAGGGAGGAACGGTTGCACCCGCCCTCCCTCTCCGGGGTCGCCAGTAGCCGGGAAGCAGATTGGTAGCGGTTCTAAACGCCTCTGCTTTCCGGCACATGCGCATTATGTGTGTGAATCGGTCTCTCTGGCACTATGAGCAGGTAACTATCCACAACCGATTAGGTGTTTTCGCGGATTTTCGCGAAAATATGCCTGTTTGTTCTTTTTTGTTCGCGCTTTTGCATAAGTTTCGAATATCGCAGGGGCTAAAAAGCATTACTTTAAAAGCGTTCAAAACCGGAACGCTTTCACTGCAGCGCGCCACTCAATTCAAAAAGAATTTTTCCGAAAGAGATCAGGAAGTAAATAATCGTTGCCAACCCCATTATCAAAACGACAGCAAACATCCACAAGGCGTAATCTGGAAATTTCCGTGTGGGCTCCATCGCTATAAGGCGGGTTTTACTATTCTTGCTTCGGACGTTTACGATTTCTGGAAGCCGTTTGACATCGAGAATCGAAATTGAAAACCAGTCGCTCGCCGACAAAAAAGGAACCTTGATGATCAAACGACCGTCAGGGAGCACGTTTTGAGAAAACTCCCTTGGTGTCCAAAGTTCATAATGTTGGGGCGTCCAGTTCAACACAATCTCAATGTCTTCAACAGCCGCACGACCTGCGTTATTAAACCATAATTCCTGCGTGACGATATTGAGTTCAGTCCCGTCTTGGTTCGCGCTAGGCAGTCGATACCAGTGGGCGTGCCTTACCGACCACATCAGTTTCCCACGTGCCGCCACGACCTGCGTGAGCCATATGGTCAGAATGGCAATGACAATTGCCTGAAAAAACTGAGAAGAAATCAGACTGACGATAAAATCTTTGGTCATGTCGCTCCGTTACTCACCGGTCACTTTAAGGTAGTCTCTCACCGCCCAAGCTTTCGCAACGAGTTCATCTATGGAGTCACTGAAATATTGATCCTCATCGTCACGTGAGATTTTCTTCAACTGGCGAAAATACTCTCCCATGTTGTCGGCATTGAAATCATCCTCTCGAACGACTTTCTGAAGACATAAATAGAAGCGTTGTTCGTCGTTTGGATGGTTTTTGGACCACGTGTCAGTCGCAAGAAATGAATCAAAAACACTGTACATCGCGTTTCCTCCGCAGCCGTTTCAAATGTTTCCAGATGAAACATTAAAAACGTTCGCGATGGAAACGTTTAAATATTTCCGCCGGAAATCTTTTTGATACCGTTTCGTTTAGAAACGGTTTTGAGAAATCCTTTCAGTCGGAAAGGTTTTTGCCGAAACCACTCCAAGCGGAAGTGGTTTACTCCTTTCCGATGGAAAGGGGTTTTACCCGTTTCATTCGGAAACGGGTTTCAGCGCTTTTCCACATCCGTCGCGATATCGCTGGCTTCTACGCTGTAGATGGAAAGCATCTCTTCCGCGAATTTGGTAAGCTCAGACGGAATATCGTCACCGTAACTCAAGATATGGTGGCACACCGATTTGAAGAGTGCCGTCTGTCCCTTCTGGTTATTGATCTTCTCAATCAACAGGCGCTTGTACTCTTCCACCTGATCGACCACCGAACGTAGTTCTTTTTCGTCCGCGACATGGGAATCGAGTGTGAATTCCAGCCGCGAGACGATTTCAGCATTCATAGAACGCCCGCTTTTTTCGGCGGCCTGCGCAATTCTCTCTTTCAAATCAGGAAGCATCCGCAGCCCGAAGGGCGGAATATTCGAGATTTTCTCATCGACAGGCTTCTTTGTGCTCATGGCTTCACGTTGTAGTCATTTTTCCATTGACCGCAATAACTACAGTGTGTAGTCATTTCACAGTGTAGTCACATTGAAGGTGTGAAGAATGAGTGTGATTCCCCCGCTCGGGGTACGCCTACCGAGTGAGATCAAAGAGAAAATTAAAGCCGCTGCGGTGATGAATCGACGTTCTATGAACGCAGAAATAGTTGTCGCATTGGAGAGCATCTACGCCAGCAAGACGTCTGAAACGCAAAAAGCCGATGCACACCGAGCCTAGGAACTCGTGCATCGGCTTTTCAACCTTCTAGGAAAGGTGCATTAAGCAAATGAAACATAATACAAAAACCGCGGATAGCGCAAGCGCTATCGAACGCCTTTTCCGTATCGCCAAAGAATTCGACATGCTGACCGGCGACACGCACGACGCGCATACTGCCGCCGAGATCGCCTGTGATGCCTTTCAGGGCTTGCTGAGCGGCACGAAAGCAAACGAAATCGTCAAAGAAGAATGGGCTGAGCTTTTCTATTACATCGGAGAGACTGAGCGCCGACACATTGATTATCAAGTTGTTGATGCGGTCAGGCGCGCCCGCGAGGCGGACGAACGCGCAACCGAGCTTTCCGACCAGTTGATGGATGTCGTTCGTGAAATGCGCAGCGGCGTTCCCGTTTCCGCCCCGAAACTCTCCGGCCTTGAGACCGCGATTGAAACGTGGATGACGGCCCATGCCGCATGGGTGGCCACCGAAAAGGGTGGCGCAATTCCAGATGGCACGCCGGAAGAACTGGCCGAGCGGCAGGCACTTCTTGAACTGGCAGGTTTCCCCTGCAACTCGATTGAAGATGTGCACCGCAAGGCCAATCTGTTCCAGAGCAACGACCATTTGAGTAACCTCGCGTCCGATTGCGCGCTGGACCTGCTGCGCTCGTTCTCTGGTGAAAAATATCCTTGAGTCACAAATGTTACTAAATTGACTCCCTGCACCGTTCGTGCATTCTGGTCATCATTGTAACCAAAAGAGGCGACTCATGAACAAGCTCAAAACTATCTTCTCTTCCGGCGCTGTCGCGCAGGCTCTCGGCGTGGTTCCGGTCACGCTCCGCATGTTGCGTCAGCGCGGCGTTTGCGATTACGGCCACGTGGTCGAAGGCGGCGAAGACAATCCCCGCTCGCGCCGTCGCTACGATGTCCGCGAGGTCTGCATGATGGGTGTTGCGTTCACGCTCTCCCGCTTCGGGTTCGATCAGGAAGAAGCCTTCCAGATCGTCAACAACTCGGACGAAATCAAGAACGCAATCGCCGCCGTCTTCTTCGATGCTGACGACACGCCGGACCGCATCATGTGTGTTGTTGATGGCAACGGCGAGTCCGAAAACGGCGACGGCTGGAGCAACTTGGTGTACTTGAGCCTGCCCGACTGGAAGGCAAACGCGGCTTCCGCATTCGAGGCCACCGACGCGCTGACGCAGGAACCGGCGGAAGCCCTCCTTTCCATCAACATCAGCGCCGTTGCGCGCCGTGTCATCAAGGCGCTGCGCGCCAGCGACGAGGGCTAAGAATGGCAATCGCCCTTCGCAAAGCCAAAGCTGACAGCGGCCTTCGCCGCACTTGGGGTTTCCAGTCGGAAACGCTCAATGAGGAAGAACGCACGGTTTGGGTTGTGGCGGCGACGGAAACGCCGGTTCGCCGGTATTTCGGCAACGAAATCTTGCTCTGCACGCGCAAGGCGGTCGTGGCAACCCGCCTGAAAAACTTGCCCGTGCTGGACAGCCACCGCAGCACCAGCGTGAAGGATATCTTGGGGCAGGTTATCGAAACCCGCTTCGAGGATCGCAAGCTTCACATGAAGTTGCTCTTCGCCGACAACGACAACGGCAATGCCGCTCTCGCGCTGGTCCGTGACGGCATGCTTCATAGTGCCAGCGTCGGATACGGCATCTTGGAAGCCGAAGAATCTACCGGGCGCAATGGCGTGCCGGTCATCACCGTAACTCGCTGGGAGCCGACAGAGATTTCCCTTGTCTCCGTTCCCGCCGATCCCAACGCAACAATTCGAGGAAATGTGAAAATGGCTAGGAAGCCCACGACGACCCGCCGCGACCCGGCGGATGACATTCTGGAAGACGAGATCGAAACCGGCCATGACGAGGACACGGTTATTACGCCTGTTCGCCGCCGCATCGGTCTTTCGATTGCCGACACTCAGCGCTTGTTCGGCATGCGCGATACGGCTGTCCGCTCGGGCGTGAAGGTCGAAGAGTTTGACGAGATTGTCAGCAAGTGCGGTTCGATGAACTCCATCCGCGAAGCATATCTCGATCTTATGTACAACCGCGATAAGGAAACCCCCACCGATAGCCATGTTGGTCTTGATCCCTTTACCGGCAACAGCCGTTCCGGGGATGATCCCAACAATCTTATCGTGGACGCGCTGGCTGTGCGCCTTGGCGCAAAGGCCGAAATTAAGAACAATCCCCTTGTGGGCCGTTCCACCATCGAAATCGGGCGCCGTTATCTTGAACAGCGCGGCGTATCCACGCGCGGCATGGATGACAAGAGCGTGGGTGACGTGTTGATTGGCGACAATCGCCGCCTCGCTGGCCTTTCGTCGCGTGGGCAGCACACCACGTCTGATTTCCCTTTGCTTCTGGAATCGGCAGGGAATCGCACGCTGTTGCAGCGCTACGAAGTATATGCCTCTCCGTTGAAGGGGCTGTCCAATAAGCGCAACGTGCGTGACTTCCGCCCGCACACCGTTATTCGTCCTGGGGAAGCGCCGGAACTGGAAAAGCTGTTGCAGTCCGGCTCCATCAAGTACGGTACGATCGGTGAGGAAAGCCAGACCCTTACTGTCGACACCTACGCCAAGATGTTCTCCATCAGCCGCAACGCATTGGTGAATGACGATCTCGGCGCTTTCGATGATTTCCTTTCCGAGTTTGGTCGCTCTGCGGCCAGCGTGGAAGGCAATCTTTTCGCAAATCTGCTTCTCGCCAATAACCGGGCAGGTGTCCTTCTCTCGGACAACAAGCCGCTCTTCCACGCCGACCGTAACAACATCGGCGCGGCTGGTCAGGCCCTTAACGTGGAAACGCTTGGTGAGGCGCGGAAACATATGCGCCTGCACAAGAACGTCAACGGGACCGGTACGGCGGGCGTCGTGCCGGCTGTCTTGCTTGTCGGGCCTGAACTTGAAACGGAAGCAGAACGGACGCTTACGCAGATCGCCGCAACGAAGGTCGGAGACGCCAACCCGTTTGCCGGGAAGCTCCGCCTTGAGGTCGAGAACCGCCTTGAAGGCACCGGCTGGTATCTCTTCGCCGATCCGGCACAGCGCCCCGCATTCATGCATGGTTACTTGCAGGATCGCGAAGGCCCGCAGATCAACGCAAATGACGGCTGGAACATTCTCGGCGTCGAATACCGTTGCTTCCTCGATTTCGGTTGCGGCCCGCTCGACTGGCGCGCCGCCTACTATGTCCCCGGCCAGTAAGCCGCGAAAAACATGCGTCAGCACCTCGCGGTGCTGGCGCTCAAACCCGGCATTGGAAGAAAGGAAACGACGCTGTGACCACCGCCATGTTTAATATCAAAGTGATCCAGCCGCGTATGCTGTCCCCCAAGATGGCTGCTGATTATGTCGGCATTCCGCAGAAGCGCTTTCCTGTCACCTGCCCCGTCGCGCCAGTCGTCATGCCGGGTGATAAGAAACTGTACGATGTGCGTGATCTGGATAAGTGGCTTGATGAACTCAAGGGCGGGACGGATGCCGCCGATGATGACATTATCGGCAAGCTCGGCGGGACGCGCTGATGGCGACGGCGCGCGAAAAGCGGGTAAATAAATACGCCGGTTGGAAAATCCAGCGCGACAAGAAACCCCCGTTTCGTTGGCGCGCTTATCACCGTGCGACCGGCCACAAAATCGATTGCCAGAAATTCGAGGTCTACAGCCTCGCCTTCGACATGGAAGTGCATCGCATCAATAAGCTGTATGAGGTCAAGGCAGCGAAGCCGGGAACGCTCGGCATGCTCATCAAAAAGTATCGCGCCAGCCCAAAGTTTCAGAAGCGCGCGCCGCGCACGCAGTCCGACTATCAGAAGGTTTTCGACTGGCTCCAGCCGATTGATGACCAGCCCCTTGACTGGTTTACGCGGGGCCGTGTCGCAAAAATCCGCGATCAAGCCGAACAACAGCATAAGTTTCGCTTCGCAAATTACGTCCGTTCTGTCCTGTCCATCATCTTCGCATGGGGCATGGAATACGAGTACGTGAAGGAAAACCCGGTTGAACACGTCAGCCTAGCGGAACGCCCGAAAGACCTTCCAGACGCGAACCGGCCATGGACGGATGCGGAGCGCGAGGCGGTCTTGGCGGCGCTGCCGCCCCATATGCTTCTGCCGTTCAGCCTTATGATGTTCTACGGCCTTGATCCGCAGGACGCTTTGGCGCTGCCGAAGACGGCTATTTCAAATGCGGGCATCGACACCCGCCGCAACAAGACCGGCCAACCGGTCTACCTACCGTTGTTCGCGCCAGTCAAAGAGGCGCTGGAGGCTTCGCCAATCCACAGCGCCATTACTCTCTGCGCCAGCAGTCGGGGCCAGCCGTGGACGTACAATGGTTTCAGCACGAATTGGGACCGGATCAAGAAGAAGCTTGAAGAGGCTGGCGCTATTCAACCGGGCCTGACGCTTAAGGGACTCCGCCACACCGTTGGTACGATCCTCGCGGAAATGGGCCGCGATAACGCGACTATCGCCCTTGTCTTGGGTCACGCGACCGAAGCCATGGCGAAGCACTATTCTCGCCGCGCCGACAGGTCGAAACAGGCACAGAGCGCGGTGGCCGATTTTGAGGCCGAACTGAACAAACGAAAAACGAAGTCTGTCAAACTTTGAGAAAAAGTTTGTCAAACTAATGCTAAACGGAAAGCGGCAGATGATGGAAAAAGATAGGCATAATAAGGGCTTAGAATGGTGCCCGGAGGCGGATTTGAACCACCGACACGCGGATTTTCAATCCGCTGCTCTACCAACTGAGCTATCCGGGCACTTCAGGTCCTTGAAGAACCTCCGCTTTTGGCGGGCGGGACTGTTTTGCGCCCCGAAAGTGAGCGGGGTTATAACATCTTGTTCGGACATGGCAAGCGCCATCGCGAAGTTTTTTGACAGTTTTTTCACAGGGGCTGTGGATGGCTGGAATGTCTGCCCGGTGCAGGCCGGATTGCGGCGGAAAACCCGTTATCGACCATGTGTCGCGCCTTGCAGCATCCGGCCGCTACCCGGGTTCGGCGCCAGCCGATCCTGCCCGGCATAACGGCACCGCAGGCGGCAG